TGCCAAGATTGACCACCTAATTAGATGTGACAAACACTATTATTGTATAATATCCGTTTGATTTTGCATCTTCTTTTCTTCAACAAGATGCGAAATGAATTCGGCACCAATCGCGCTAATCTTCCGGCTCCCGTCTTCCCACTTAGTGTACGTGCGTCGGTTCACACCAAGGATCTTGATTATCTGCGCTATTGTGAGGCCAAGTAACTCCCTTGCCTCTATTATCTGCTGACTGGTCATTGTTATATGATCATCCTGAGAAGAACCCAGCACTAGGCTGGGTTTGTTTACTTACCGAATCAGAAATCGCGCAGCTCGTGAGTTACTGCGCCATCCAGTGCATCAATTACTGAATCAGGCGCGTTACCAGGGCAGCCATCACAGTCCACCACACAGCTGTCGCCTTCAGATTCGACAACACCGAATGTTTCTCCGTCAACAATAAACCAGTATGTTGTTGACCCATTATTCCAGTTTTGATCTTTGCCGCAAAAGTCAACTTGATGATTTGTGGTGTTCATTTTCTTATCTCCTGTTGTGGTCGGCGTCTTGCCTTCCGATGAGTTAAATATACGCCCGTCGGGCCTACAGTGCAAGCTGATTTGCTGATTATTTTTGATTTGCGTCACAGTTCCAGCATGTTTGACATAACGTGATCCACATCTTGGCTTCTGGCAACTTCGCTGCTGCACGTCCAGCCAAGAGAAACAACCACGCCGACATCGCAATCAGTGAAGCAGGCCCAGCGCCAGGTATTGATGAGCTGCCAGGCTATGCGCTCCAGGCTCATATCTACCGGCACGGCTTCAGCCCTGCCTCTCTAAGCTTCTTCACTCCAGGACCAGCCTTAGGCGGGCTAAACACTGCATTTTTATGGTCGACTCCAGCCCTTACCCGATAAATAATACACTCCCGAAGCGGCCTCGCTATCACCACTGTTTACACTCGGTAATATTGGTCTTTGAGACCGAAGATTGAAGCAATTTTGTTGGCGTCTTCTGCTCCGATCGCGTTAGCTAGAAAAACCACGCTTTGTTTTCTGTCTCCCATATCACACGACAGCTTTAAGTTGTCAGCAAACTTGTTTATTGCTATTTGCGTCATGGTTACCATATCTTCTTTGTTCATTTTCTTATCTCCTGTTGTGGTTGGCGTCTTGCCTTCCGATGAGTTAAATATACGCCCGTCGGGCCTGCTTGGCAAGCTGTTTTTTGGATTATTTTTGATATTCGTCACAGTTTGCTCATGTTTGACAGGACGTGTTTCACATCCTGGCTTCTGGCAACTTCGCTGCTGCACGTCCAGCCAAGCGATACGACCACGCCAACATCGCAATCCGTGTAGCAGGCCAATCGCCAGGTATTGATGAGCTGCCAGGCTATGCGCTCAAGGCTCATCTCTACCGGCACGGCTTCATCTATTTCTCTTACTAGCATTCTTAACCTTGCCTTGTATTCAGATTCGATGCCAAGCAGCTCCTCTTTTGTCCACTTTCTAAGCTTTGGCGCTGACTCTATTGATTCCACCTGCTCTACCCCTATCCTTTTGATGAGTTCGACTTTGTAGCTGCCAATGTTCCCGCTCAACCAGTTGTTACATATCGAGCATGACGCGTTAACATTCCTTTCATCAAATCGCAGTGATGAACAAGCACCTACGCTCCTGAAATGCGATGCGTGGCGTTGCCTGCTACCGTCATCTGGATGCCCGCAACTAATGCATGGCTTCCCTGCGTCTCTTGCCCGTATCCACGCATTGAACGCCGCCTGCGCTCGCTTCATCCAGTAGCTCCGTGGCTTAACTTCCATCTTCCTGGCTGCGTGAGCTTTGCGCTTTCTAGTGGCTTCGTCTTTCTCTCTCTTTGCAGCACACTTTGCAATGGCAAACTCTACAGCATGAGCATGACAGCAAAACCAGCCAGCAGGGACTTTGACTCCATCTGCCGCTGGCTTGTATTCGCCGCACTGCTTGCACTTGCGCTGGCTATTCACGGCACTATCGTTCATGAGTGCTGTTTATGGTAAACGACTGACCAAAACCTGCAATCTCACCAGTCATCTTAGCCAATAGCGTTCCAGCATCATGAGCGGGATCATCACTAAACCCGCCATAAATAGCCTGTAAGACAGTGATAATCTCATCTCTCTGCTCGTCGGATATCCTACATTCAAGCTCAGCCACCATAATGGACAGCTGATGCGGCGTGTACTTCTTCACAAGCTCAACAGCGCGATCTGTGGTGTTCATTCTTTATCTCCTTGCTCAGTCATTGATTCAACCTCTACCAGCTTTGCACTGAGGCGCTTGATGGTGTTTTCGGCAGCTGAAAGCTCGCTCTTGATTCGAGACAAGGAAAATTCTTTTGTCTCATCAAATGAGTCAAACCATTTTTCATATGCAGTATCCTTTGATACTCGCTGCTCATCACCAGGTTTCCATCCAGGAATGAAAACCATCTTCTCTGTCTCTCTTATGACAGATATGCGATCAATGCTGTGTCTGTACTTATTGATTCTGTACTTGATCATTTCAAATCTCCAAAAAAAATCCCCGCCAGACTGGTGCAAGCAGTCATGACAGGGATCGAGGCTCGTAGCCTTTGGCTTCTACGGATCTTGCACATCCAAAGCCAAAGGCAACCAACAACATCAGTCTAGCTAATCAGCTTTGGATGTCAAACCAATTCCACGCTTGAATGGCACACGGATAGATGGGCCGATCTTACATGCCGGAAACAGCACGAAAGCGCATCCGAAGTTAACGCCTGTTTTCTTGGTAACTCCGTCAGCCTCGTAGAAGTTATACCTGCCATTCGGCTCGTAGATGATCACATCATCAGACAGCAGATCGCGCCACCAGACAGTCAGCGGCTCGTATGGCAGCAGCATCATTCCTTGCCTGCCTTCCGCATGCTGCTTGCGAGCATGGCGGATGAATGCTGCCTTTTCGTCAAACGGAGGATTGCACCACCAGTCATCTGGCCATTCGATATTGAGCGCATCAAGGCCAACACAGAATGTGTTATCCAAAAACTCAGCTTCGTGCAGTCGCGATTTTACTTCTCGTTTGCCTGACAGAAGATCATCCAGCAGATTGTGTGAGGCAATGTACTGATAGCATTTTGCCGTCTCAGGCTCTGCGCAAACATCGACAATGAACTCTCTGCCATAAAGCGCCTTAGCATCAGCAAAGCACTCCCAGGTAGTCGCCCATAGATTCTTGTCGCTGTCTTTCGTTTTCGATTTTACCAAGTTAGCCATTTACTGCTATCCTCATGAAAACATGTCAAGCTGACATGAAAAAACCTCACAAGATTCTGAGCACGAACCAGAATCATTCATTCTTGCCCCCCTGATCCTTGATTTTATTTCCTCTCCGGTTGATCCATCAAAGGCCGCTATTATCTGTTCCAGTGATTTCTTTCCTCTGTACATCTGATTATAGCTTCCTGTTTTTTCTCCAGTCCTAACGCTATCCGATGTTACTACCTCAAGGAATTGAAGATACATTCCTGGTTCGTCGCGCTGAGCAGCAGCAAGTTTCAAGTTTGACTTCTTCATGCAGAAAACGCAGTTACCAAGCCACTCATCAATTCCGAGGTCAAATCTCTGTTTTCCCCACCACGACAAAATGTCTGCCTTCTCGAAATCTGATATTTCTGCCAGATATTTTATTCCTTGCTTATGCGTCAACCTGCTTGGCTCATCAGATCTAATTCCAAGCCATGTGACCCATTCGCCAAAGTTTTCCTGGCAATACTTTTTGAATGGTGTCAGCTTCATCCTATCAGTGCAAAACGCACCACCTTGATACGGAACGCCGTACTTTCTCAACATTCCAATCCATGGGGCAAGGTCTGGGCCAATCTCATCAATGGAAATTACCTTGTATCCATTCCCGACGCCGAGCGTTTGATTGATATCAACACGAAGACAAACCAGACTTATCCCAAAATTCCTGACAACATTCCTAATGAACTCATAAGTCTTTGGGTGTTCTGCACCTGTATCCATAAACACATATGAAACGTCTAACCCTTCACTCTTTCTTTTTTGCTCCATCAAATGGACAAGGTAAGCGCTAGTTCTGCCACCTGAAAAGCTAACAACGTGTTTCATTCTTGCATCTCCTGCGCATCTCCTGCGTTAGTTTTCTGTATTCGCTGTCGCGTGGGTTTATCAGCGCGATCCCGCGCTCACTGCACCATGCCTCGTGACGCATCAGCATAGCCACTCGCTCGCCTTTTGTGGCTGGCCTCATGCCATCCCTGCCTGACCTGCTCCAGCTCAACCGCTCGCCGTGTTTATCGGTATAGCCGTGGAGCGCCGTAAACAGCTCGTGGGCATCTTCCTGGTTGAATGGGCGCCTACCGTATTGCCTTTGGCTCTCAAGTGGCCCTAGCGGCATTGTAGCGCCTCTGGAGGCCATCCACTGCGCAGTTGTCGCCATCCATGCCCGCCAAAGCCTGGCAGTTGACCATTTACCGGTGTTTCCTGGCTGCACTGTCACCAACGCAACATGGCTCTTGGCTATCTCGTCCTGGATGGCATCCATGGCCTGGTCGAGGTTGCCGAGCGTGACCATGATTTCAGTCATACGAGATTCCAGCGTTAAACAGCTTGGCCTTTAGCCTGCGGATCTCAATGTCTCTCGTCCTCATGGCCTTCTGGTATCCTCTGGCAATTGCTTTCCAGTCTCGTTCTGTGCCAGCTCTTGAGGTATAAAGGTCTACACTCTTGCGGAGAGAGATCTTGACCACATCCTCCAGGGTCTTGCATCCAGATATCTTGCTTCGCTTGTCTTTGCTGACTGAGCTCATTCCTTCCACCTCGCGCTATAAACATCACTCCGCATTTCATCTGTCATAGTTTTGTTCATTCGATCGATGTCGTCTACCGCTTCGTCAATGTCACGGCAAGCATTGAAAATCATGCAGGCCACGACGGTCAAGGCGATAACGATTGCCAGTAATGGGATGAATATCGGTGCGGTTAGTATGTCCATGATTACTCTTGTTTCTCCCATAAGAGTTCCATTGCGTCGAGTGCTGAGAGACGCATTTCATCATTGTCATCCGGTCGTGAATCCCAGTAGCAGAACTGACCAAACCCATCAGGAGTTAACCACATGTCTTTTTCATGCATGTACAGTGCTGGAGCAACTAACCCATTCTTTACTGCAAAGATAGAATCAGCCCCATCTACAGGATCAATCACACGGTAACACCGCACCACATTGTCCATCTTGATCATTTCTCTTCTCCTTGGTTGTTTTGCCGACTTGAATTAGTAGTCGTCACTTGTTGATTCTGCTTCCATCGCCATCTTTCCGATCTGCTCTCTGTCGGCGTCATAGAACGCCCCATTGACCAGATTAAGATGCGCGGTGCCTGTCTTGCCGTGACGGTTTAGTCGTACAATGGCCTCAGTAATTCCAGCAAGTGCTGGTGCGACATCGTTGTAAACAGACTCACGATACAGGCCAATCCACAGGTCGCAGTCCTGCTCAATCTGCCCTGTGTCACGGCTGTCTGATGGCATTGGCCGTTTTTCCTGTCGTGATTCAAGCTGGCGATTTAGCTGCGTCAGCAGGAACACTGGGCAATCAAGCTCTTTGGCAAGCGACTTGAGCCCCTTGGTTATCATGCCGTATGCCAGATCGGTGCGGTCTGCCTTCTCTGCCGCCATCAACGTCAGGTAATCAACAGCGATACAGCCAACTCGGCCATGCTTGGCCTTTAGCTTGCGCCCCTCGCTCATCACAGTGGCAAGCGTTACCTTGGCGTCATCACACACCATCAGATTGCTGTTGATGATTGGCCCCATGGCGTTACTGACCATGCCGAAGTCGGCGTCATTCATGCCAGTGTAGAATTTGTCACTGCTGACGCGAGACTCCTGGCTGACCATCCGCTCCCACAGCTCCAAGCCAGGCATTTCCAGCGAGAACATGCCAACCGGCAATTTGTGAGTGATCGCGAAGTGCAGCAGGATGCGCAGCAGGAAGGCCGTCTTCCCCATCTTAGGTCTAGCGCCGATCACGACAAGAGACCCACGCCGCAGCAGTTTAGGCCACAGCAACTTATCCAGCGCCTCGATACCGGAGGTGTAACCAGCATTTGCGCTCGGGTTGGCTGTTCTTGCCTCGACTTCATCCAGCCAGGTTTTTGCAAACTCGCTTATGTGGCGGAACCCGGTAGCGCGACCTGAGCTGGCGTAATCGGTGATCTCTGCCAGCAGCCCCTGGACGGCAGCCATCTGGTCATCAAGAGAATCATTGGTCTTTTCGCTCAGCATCTGCAATGCGTCAGTAACTTTTGCCATGGCATATCGTCTAACCGCATGCTCGCGCACCTGCTTGGCGTATGCGATCACGTTTGCAGCGCTTGGGACGGTCTTGGTGATTTCCACGATGTAGGCAAACCCACCGATGCGATCAAGCTCGCCAATCTTGTCAAGGTGAGCCTGTAGCGTCACAAGGTCAACCGGCTGGCCATTGCGGATCAGTGTCAGCATGGAGGCGTAAATTGTCTTGTGGATTGCTCCATAAAACGAATCGGGCTTTACCAGCTTGGTAACTGCCGATATGCGGTCTTGGTCTCCGCTCATGCTAGCTAACATAATGCCGCCCAGGACGGATTGCTCAGCTTCGAAGCTGTGAGGTGCTGTCTGCATCACAGTGCCCCCTCGCGAGTTTTCAGCAGCGTGTCAGTCCTGACAACGAAATCGAAGTCTGCTCTCCAGCCTCGATCGTTTTCTCCGAAGTGGAACGGTCTTGCTTGTTTCGCAAACGCTCGGAAATAGCTGGCAGCCTTCTCGACAGTAGGCTCTGACAGTTCAGCAAGTAGTTTGCGGATTGATCGCTTGCGTTTTTCGTTTATGGCTTTGCAGGCAGGCAACTTGTCTGCCAGGGCTGCGTTATACGCATCTGCGACACCCTGGTAATCCACGGAAGGTTTTTTTGCTTTCACCGCTGGATTTTCTCCTGACTCATGGCCGACGGAAGTCGGCGTTTCCCCTTGGGGGGTAGGGGGGTTTTTCTTTTGTCTTTTAAGAGTGTCTTTTGTGTGTAGCTGTTTCTGCACACCTTCTGTAGCTGTTTCTGCTACATATTTTGTAGCTGTTTTAGCTACACTGTAGCAGTCCTTGTCAGCCTCTGATTTCCACTCTGAAAAGACCTTGTTGAGTCCAATCGCTCGACCGTCATGCTTGATGATATGTCTGTCTATCAGTGCGTTTTTTGCATTGCAAACATGAGTCCTATGAATGCCTGTCATGCCTGAAATCTGACTATCGCTGATCCTGTCAAACGACTTGTTGAAGCCATACGTTTTTCGGACTATCGCAAGCGAAACCTTGTACTGGTGCTTGGTAAGATCTGCCGACAGCAGAGCCTCTAGCAGGTCATTGGCGATACGTGTGTATCCATTGTCGCACTCTGCCACCTTGCGAACCTCCACGCCTTGTTGTGTTGTCTTGAAATCGGCAATGCGAACAACGTTCATATCACAGCCCCAACTCATCTGCTAAACGACGGATCGCCTGCTCATACTCGCAAGTTGATAGAGCCTTCTGCTGTAGCGATTTCTTGCGCAACTCGTATTCCTCCCACTTACTATTGATTGAGGATTTGCGAGATGTCTTTCTATGCCTCAAGTCCATTATCTAATCCTCACCAAGCGCCACAAGCTCAGACAGTTCCATGCCAAGCTCTGTTGCTACCGCTTTCAACGCGCTTATGCTGACAGACTCCTGATTGCAAATGCGTGACATGTAAACCTTTGATACGCCAATTGCCTTGGCTACTTCAGTCTGAGTTCGGCACTTCTTAATCAGCGCTATTTTTACTGCGTTCCCCAGGTGCATGATGTTTCCTCTTTCTTGATTGATGCTTGATTGCATGGCGCCAGTATCAAACACAGGTGATGCTCTGTCAAACAAAATAGTTTCGAAATGTTCTTGACTGTGCTCCTCGATTCGCTAGTATTGACCACATCAGGCAGCAACAGGAGATAACAACATGGAACCGAAATCACAGGCGCAAGCCTTCTTCAACCAGCTACCGCCGCGCCGGTTCGGCCAGAAAAGAACGGATCGCGTGACGGAAGCAGACAGGCAGAAGCGCAAGGTTCGCGAACGGATCGAAGAGATCCACGAGCAGCGCAAGTTGGAAAGGGAGATGACGTTATGAAGACCATGCTTGACCAGGTTAAGCGGCAGGAAAAATACGAGTCAGAGGCCAAGCAAGAAATGGTTATCTGCTTGGTTGGAGCAGGATTCGGCGCTCTGCTTTACCTACTGATTTGGGCACTATCATGAAAGACTACAACGATTATCACGACAGAATGGAGCAGGAGAGAATGGCAAATTTTGACATATCGCAGGAGCTCATTGAGCGCACCGCAGGCAAGATCAAGGCAACGCTGCTGGACAGTTTGACTCATCGCGGGCACAGCATCCTGAGTGTGCTTATCAACTCATGCGACGACAACGCGCAGGACATCAACTGCCAGATGGCTACGCTGCTGTCAAACCATATGCGTCAGCCGTATCGCTCCACCGAGGGAGTACCTCGCGAGCTGGTCAAGATCCTCGACCTGCTGAGTGCTGAGCTGGACTATCAGTGCGACAAGATCGCAATGGGGGAGATGTGAGCGGGTTCGATGTTGTTAGCTTTGTGACTTCACAGGAGCCCCTGTTTTCAGGGGCGCTTGTTGACTCATCAGTGAAGTGGCAGCGTGAATGCCAGTTTGCCATCCAGGCGTTCCAGAAAAGTGAATTCCTGGCTAAGACGGCAGCCGGCAATCCAGCAAGCGCGCAGAATGCCATCATCAACGTGGCGGCAATTGGGATTTCTCTTAACCCCGCTGAGAAACTGGCCTACCTGGTTCCTCGTGATGGCATGGTATGTCTTGACATCAGTTACATGGGGCTGTTGCAGCTCGCCCAATCAACCGGGGCAATCAAGTGGGGTCAGTGCAAGCTTGTCTATTCCAACGACACATACGAGTCAAACGGGCTGGATCGCGCGCCTACTCACCGTTACAACGCATTCTCGAATAGAGGGGAGATTGTCGGCGGATACTGCACAGTCAAGACAGCCGATGGCGACTACCTTACCGAAGAGATGAGCATCGCCCAGATCAAGCAGGTGGAGGCGTCAAGCAAGGCGAAAAATGGCCCGTGGAAAAACTGGTGGGATGAGATGGCCCGCAAGACCATCGTGAAGCGAGCTAGCAAGTATTGGCCGAAGCATGACCGTCTGGCTATGGCAATCGACTATCTGAACACGGATGGCGGAGAAGGCTTCCAGGAAGCCACTGAGCAGCCAGAAATCATCGTCAAT